TGGCCCCAAAAAATCCAAGAACTTTATCACCTAGATTTTTAGTCGTTTCAACTACGGAATCAAAATCAACTTTATTGACTTTCTTAACAAGTCCTTCGGTTCTTTCGTCGGTTTCTCTTAAGGTATTAACCTGCTCGTCGGTTAATTCCATTTTGACTATCAGATAGCTTGATTTCTCGGTATCAGACCATTTCCAACCTTCGGGACTTATGACAATCACTCCTCCTTTGGATATTTCAATATCATCAGTCTGCGGCATCAGCATCACTTCATAAACTTTCTTTTCTTTAACTTCTTCAACAGAAACGGCTTCGCCCATTACCTTGACTTGCTGACAACCAGTCAAAATCAAACAGATTAAAATTATAAAAAGTTTCTTCATATTACGGCCCAACATTACACGCCCCAGTTTCAATCACTTGAGTCGTGCCATTATAATAAAAATGATAAAGTGTCCCCTCACAATCTTTATATTCCCAACAACTGCCGGAAGTGCCATCAGTTTGAATTGATAAGGTTGTTGTCCCTGAATTATCGTCATCACCAACAACCAGATTGCCTGTTGTAGTTACATTCCCCCAAAAATTACTATTGCCTAAAACTTCAAAAGTGGAAGTAGCGGTATCTAATAATCCTACCCCTAAATTAGAACCAACTGAAAAATAGTTAGTCGTAGTAGCGGAGTTAAAGACAAACAAATTGTCTGCGTTGGTAGTAGTCGCATTTAGTTGGGCTATCCGATAATCAGAATCTAAAAGTGAAAGAATAGTTGAAGTGGCCGCTTTGTTGGTCAAATTATCCCAATTCAAGTAGTAAGACCCGTGTTGTGAATCTAATAAATCAGCATTTAAGTTAGTCACTAAACCAGTATCATCAGTGGTAAAATCATCAAAAATATGTATGGCATTAAATAAAGAAGTTCCGGTTGCGTGAACTGAAGCATCAAATTTGTAATGTTGAGCATCTTGATATTCTATTTCATCAGTTGTCGTAGAATATCCCATTGAAGCAAATTTTCCGGCAATGATTTCAGCGTCAGTATTGGCAGAAAAAGTAATTTCTGGCGGATACATTCCACCGTCATAAAGATTAGCTGAAATAAATAATCCGCCATTTACTCCTCCAATATAATTACTTATAGCACCCGAATTATTAAAAAATGAAAACATCGGTATAATCCCTATCGCACCAAGGTCTAAACTTTCAACTTTTACATATCTTCCATTAGCTAAATCACCAAATGTAGTTTCAAATGGCGCTGAAAATGCCCCAACGGTAGTAGCATTACCATATACAGTTAAAGTCCCGATGTTAGTGGAGGTAGAGTTTAGTGTCCCAGCGGTCAGAATATCAATAGTAGAGCTGGCGCTAATCAGCAAGCCGACAGTCGTGCTTGGCGTGATGGCCGTATTCGACATAATCTTATAGAAATCAGGAATACCACCACTACCCCCAGCAGGGACGCTACAAGTATTAGTATCTCCGATTGCTGAAACATACTCACCCGCGGCACAAGCCGCAGGATAGCTGTCGTGAACTGTCCAAGTGCCGTCTGAATCAACTGTTGGTGAAGCCCAAGTCCCGCCTAAAGTTCCGCCTGGCGAAACACCGCCGTAAAAATCAATATCGTCATCAGTTAAAGTCAAGGCATCTCCGGCCGTCAAATTGGTTTCAGTAGAAATATCAACCACCGCTGAACCGGCCACTAAATCAGAACAAGTCAGGGTATTAGAAACTTCAGCATCAGTTATGTCATTAGCGGGAAAAGTTGACCCAGTAAAAATAACCAAGTTATCAATATTAGTTGTCGTCGCATTCAACATAGTTGAGGTTAGGATATCGATTGTAGACGAAGCAGAAATAAGTAAGCCAACTGAAGTTGTTGGGGTAATAGCAGTCTCTGACATAATCTTATAAAAATCTGCTATCCCTCCACCGCCAGTCCCACAAGCCTGAGTATTAATCCCACCAGTACCATTTCCAACTAAACACTCACCACTAGCAAAAGTTGCTCTACCAGTGCCACCTTGGTAAACAGCTAAGACAGTAGCCCCCAGAGTTTCACCAGACGCATTAAGAGGCGATTGTAGAGGTTTTTGTGCCAAAATGGTACATCCACCCAGTATTAGAATTAATAAGCCTAAAATGACAATTTTTTTCATATTAAGTACGATAATCTACAAGAATTATTGAACCCGAAGGTGGGGCGGTAACAAAAGTAATTGTCTTACCTGATAAGGTATAATCTTCAGTAATTCTCATCCTAGCCCCATTAACAAACACTTTAACTGAAGATGGAGGATTAGGCATATTGGCTAAAATAAAAACTGTATTTACACCATTAACTGTTCCGGTTGGAGTTTCATCATCAACAAACTTGCCTTCCATAGCGATTTTAGAAAATCCCCCGCCAATTCGTTTATTTCGTCTAATTTCTTCTATCATCTCGTTTTTAAATTTCTCTAATTCAGTTATATAATCAGGTAAGATTATTTTACTTAAGACCTCTTTGATGATTCTTTCTTCATCAGCGTCTCTACCGTTAAGTCCATTTATGCCATTAATTCCATTTCTAATTTGACTTAGTTTATCATCAGTTTCAATAATCTTCTCATTGACTTTTTCTAATTGCTCATTAAGCTTTTTATTAACATCATTTTTAATAAATAAGTTATTGATTGCCTCAATGGTCTTTCGTCTAAACCCGCCTAAAGTATTGTCACTTTCTTTTTTAGCGTTTTCAATTACTTGGCTAAATTCTTGTTTTAACTGTTCTAATTGTTGCTTTTCTTGTTGAGTTTTATAATCAATTTTCTCTATCAGTTTTGTTTCTAATTTTAAAACCTGATTCATTACTGTCTTAAAAGATTCTAAAAACTCTTGACGAGTTAAGCCCTCATTAACCAGTTTGAGAAGATTTCCTAATTTTTCTTGTCTGACTTTATCCATATTATTCATCATTTTTTATTATTGTTGTAGAAATTGAACCAACTTTACCAATCTTATTTGATAATTTATAAACAAATTCTCCTAATGAATTTGCTGAATTTAATAATCTACCTAAAGTTTTAGCCTCAATACCAACTAATTTAGGAGAAGTCAATGGTAAAAACATCATTCTAAAAACTTCATCCATAGAAAATTTACCAGATTTATTAATGAATGCTTGTACTTGCATTGCTCTTAATTGATTTAACACATTAACACCAGTTAATTTTTCAAATTGTTGTAATACTTCTAAATAAGCATATTTATCTTCTTGAAAAGCAGCTTTAATATTTCTATATGCAGCAGCTACTGCTTTTGGTTGATTTTGCTTATAAGCATTAAATAAATCATTCATTCCATCTAAAACAGTTTTTTGTGCAGAATAACCTTTTATAAAATTACCAACTTCATATTTTCCTAAATCTTTAGTAACTAAATTATCAAGTATATCTTTTGCTTTTCTTACAATCACTCCTTCAACACCTTCTCGAATCATTTTTTTAGAATATAAAGAATTTATTTGAGCATTCAAATCCAATAATTCTTTAGCTGAAAATGATTTTATATTTTTGGGCAAATCTATGCCAAACTTATTTACTATATTATTAAATAATTTAACCTCAAAATCGTTTAATCCAACTTTTACTCCTGCTGCTTTATCAACTATTAATTGTTGTCCAACTTTCCAATAATTAGTTAAATCTGTCCTTAATTGAGTAATACCATTTTGAACTTTTTGCAATACTCCAGGATTACCAAGATTAATAACTTCTTTTTGAGCTTGAGCAAATATTTTTGGATTTAAAATTGCTGGTTTCAAAACATCAGGAGCAGTATCAGCTGTATAACCAAACAATTTAGAAAATATTTCTGCTATTGGATTTTTAACTTTTTGTACTCCTTTTGATAAAGTTTTACCCAATATTTTACTACCAACACCTAAACCACCTGCAGTAAATGCTCCAAATCCTGCTTCTGTAACAGTTTCTTTACTAAATATATCTTCTCCCTCCTCTATTGCCGCACCAGCACCAAATAACCCACCAGCAGTAACTAATTTCCATAATTTACCTGCTGGAATACCTAATGCTATTGTTTCTAATGCTCTACCAAAATCTTTTTGTATATCAGGTTCAGTAATTTCCACTCCTAATAATTTACCAGTTGAAGGTTCTTGTCCTAAAGCTGTCTGGACTGCTTGTACTGGTCTAGCAATTAAATTCAATGCTGGTCCAGCTATACCTTGATATATTTGTTGAGCAATATTAGGATTTTGCTGAGCATTATTAACTACTTTTATTTGTCCTTGTTTTTGTAATTGTTCTAAAGTAATAGACATATTATTGTATTGGTTCAAATTCATTATTCCCTAAAGAACGATATTGTTGTCCATTTACTTCTACAATAGTTCCAACAGGATAATCATTATTCTGTGATATTTCTAATGTTCCTAATGTTCTAATATTAGACTGAGCTTGACTTCTAATGGCATCAAAAGCAACTTGGGCTTCATAAGGTGAAGTAAATGCTCCAGGAAATGATTTTAAAGCATTCTTTTGTTCATTTTCAGCTAAATTACCAACTTCACCTTTAATACCTTTAGCAATAGGAGCACGATTTGAATTTAAGAAATTCTGATATGATTTCCACTTTTCATTAGTACCAGCAATCGCACCTACCCATCTTGTTAATCCTTTTATTCTTGACATTACACCTGAACCAAATCCTGAATATTCACTACCAACAGCTTCATTATATAATTCTTCAGCTTTATTTATTAAATCGGTACCAGATACAACTGTATTAACTTTTTTCTTCATTTCTGCCGTTAATTCAGCATCAGGCACAAATATACCAACAGTATCTTGTCCCCCAATATTTGGTAAGGTAATTGGTTTTCCTAGACCACTAGCACTAGGTATTGGTATTCCTTGACTAGCCAAAGTACTAATTACTGCTTGTTTTTGTTTATCTGAATAATCTTTCATAACTGCAGGATTAACTAATGCTTGATTAACTAAACCATCTAAAACAACATTACCAGTCGGTTGATAACCAACTTGTTGTGTCTGTTGTCCAGCAGATTGAACTTGTCGTTTTGATAAATTAGCCGCTACTGCATTAATTCCTTCTTGTAAATTATTATATCTAACATAATATCCACCTTCACCACTAGGTCTAGCTGTTCCTTGTTGTCCATTTGAACCAGTATAAGTTATACCGCCGACATTATTATTATTTTTAGCAACATTAGAAGTCCCAAAAGTGCTTGCTTTCTGTAAAACTCCCAAAATACTTTCCCAACTAACTCCATATTGTTGTGAAGCATTTTGTATCATTTCTGCTGTAATCTGACTATTAGGTGATACTGATTCAATATAATTAGTAATGTCATCAGAAGTATATAATTGACCAATAGTATCTAAAATACCTTGTAATGATTGAGTATAACTTTTATCAGTAGCATAGCTTCCCATATCTAAAATCTCACCAGTTGAAGTAGCTACATAACCTTGATTATTACCAGTAACCATACTACCTGGAGTATATGGACTTACTATTCCAGTATCTCCAGAAACAAATCCATACTGTGGATTACCAAGTATATCAGTACCTATTTGTTTCCAATCACCAACAGTTGCCGTAGATGGTATATTATCAGCTATAATTCCCATAGCTTCGGCGTAAGTAGAATTTTCTATTTGTTTTAATATATTAGAATCAAATATTTTATTATCAATCGCATATTTTAATAACGCTTTTTTTTCATCTATTGCATCTTTTTCTCTATCATAAATTACTTTAACAGCATCTGCATATTCTTTGTCCTTTTTATCTATCTGAGGAATTAAAATATTAATCATATTCAACCTATTATTTATCGCATCCTGTTGTGATTGATAACGAAGATTAATAGCATCATTTGCATTTGTAACAGCATCATTATATTTACCTTCTAAGGCTTTGCCTTGGGCAACCAATAAAGCAGTATCTGCCGCAATTTGATTATGTTCAGCTAAATACATTTTATAACGTTGAGCTTGTGCACCTTGCAAACGTGATAAAGTTTGCGGTTGTCCTTCCATTCCTTGAATATCTTTTTGATAATTAGCGGTTAATACTGCATCTTTAGCTAACATTACTTCAATTTCATCCATTTTTTGATTTACTGCATCTTGTTGAGCTTTTAAATCATATTTAGCTTTTTCTTCAGCTTTAATAGTTTCTAAACTTTTCGCACTTCCATACAAGCCCATCTGCTCATCAAACAATTTTTGTAATTGTATATCCATACTATCTTCTGGTCTTTTTGTCGCTGCTATTTCATCAGCTATTTTTCTCTGTTGTTCAACATATTTAGCAGCCCCAGCATTGACCGTATCTGCCGCAGAAGTACTATTAGTTGTTCCTTTACCTATATTAATATCAGCTTCTGGTGTTAAAAGAGCTGAGGTAACAGTACCACCGCCTAGCTTATCACCTAAAGTCCAATTAGCATTAAGTAATTGATTAGCTTCTTGGGAACCAACTGCTACCACTTTTTTCTCACCAGTTGGCGAAGTTAAAGTCGCTGGTTGATTCCAATATAATTTACCTTGAGCGTCTGGCGAACTAATATATTTATTCCAATCACTTTGAGGAACTCCAGCTTTAGCTAATTCATTTCGCTTAGCTTGTAAATCTTGTTCATTTAAAATTTGTGTACCTACCTGAGTAGTAGATTTTGGCATACCAATACCAGCCGGAGTGGTTAAACCTGTTGCTGGGTCTTGCCAAGCCGCCGTCTGAACAGTATTTTGACCATAACCAGGACTTGATTTTTTAATTGCTTGTTCAGTTGCAATCTGTTCTGGAGTTTTGCCTTGTAAAGCCCCGATTGCTTCTGGTGTATTTTCAATAGCACCAGTGGTAACTGGAGCATTAGAAAAAGCTGAAGTGCCTGTTGACGGAGCAAATCCAGCTATTTGAGATGGGTCAGAATAAACTCCACCCTTAACAAATCCTAATGAGGGAGATACAATCTGACCAAATTCAAAAGTTGGTAGATTACTTGTATCAAATCCACCTAATGCACTGCTTTGGACTTCAAATAATTTTCCACCTTGTCTAGCCCAAATAGCATTATCAGTCGGGTCTTTAAATAACCCCTCAGATGGAAGTGATTGAGTAAAATCACCAACCTCATTTGGATTATCTTGAACTAAAGTAACTCCCTTTGACGGGTCAGTTGTCTTATTGCCTTGTGCATCTAAAAAATATTGCATATTATTTTATTTTATTGTTAATTTCAGTTATCTTATCGTCAACAGTTTTAGTCGGCGTATATTCCTTATCAACTAAATTATTAATCAAATCATTAAAAATCTGGCTTATAGTCAAATCTAAACTTTCAACCTGATAGCGTTTTTTTAAATAATCTTCTTGTTTTTTTGTGATTGTGATTTGTATTGTTGGCATATTATGAAACTATTTCTAAATCATACTTGATTTGCATATCGGTAGCAGCCGCTAAAGCCCTTCCGACAATCTTTGTTTTAGTCCCTGGGGTTTCTGAAACCGCCCCATCAGTATCTGATAAATAAAGTGGTGAAGCATAAAGAGTTAATCCACTTTGGTTTGTGTCTTTTCCCTCTACTCTGACTTTAACTGCGGCATCTTCGGCAACTGTTGATTGAGCTACCCCCATATATGAATTGGCGTATTCGGCAGTTGTGGCGTTAACTTTATAAATCCGGCCATCTCTGATTTTATAAGTAATCCTGACTGAAATCCTTGGCTTATTGGCCGTATCGTGTCCATCATCATCAGACATCTGACACACACCTGTGGTAGACGGCCTAATACAAACAGTCCCATAATTTCTAATTTTGTCGTAATAAGTTGTATTACCATCAGTATCAATCGCTGTCCAAGTACCTTGATAACCTTCTTCTAATACAGTCATCTCACCAACTTTTTTCCCTGAATCGTGGGCTGGCTTATCATTCCACGTTACAGTTGTCTCATCAAATCCGGCATTTAGGGCATAAAAATCAACCGCAGCCGCAGAAACTTCCATATAACCCTCAACTTTTACTTCAACACTTAATAAAGTCGCACCATCTGGAACGCTTATCGCTGATAAATTATTCCAACTAAAGTATGACCTTCTTTCTTCATTTAAGGGGTCTTCAACAAAAAGTGTAAATTCTGAATTATCATAATTTGTAGCGGGTTGAGCTTCCCATACCCAAGTTGCCTGATTAACGTCAACATTAGTCTGAGTAGCCGCTGTAATTTCACCATACAACCCAACTTGATTGCCTGCTGTCAATGCCTCACCAGCGGTAAAGGCAAAATCTACATTAACCGGAGTATTTAAATTTAAAGAAGAACCATCCCAAGTAATATAATCACCTGAAGGATTACCTAAAGAAAATTTATAAGCACCGCTACTATAACCTAAGAAAAATCCAGTTCCAGAATTATACCCGCTTTGTCCGCCTTTAATATATCCTGAACTATTAATAGTCATATTGCCTGCTGTAATTGTTCCCAAGTCTGCAGCAATAGCTGAAAGTTGACTAACGCTTAATTCATTTGCCGTAATTGTATTAGCGGCAATCTCATTAGCCGTTATTGAATTAGTGGCAATACTCGTTCCTAATATATTTAATTCTTGAGCTCCAAATGAGACAAAAGTTGCTTCATTAGTACTATTCTTAGCAACAGAAATTAATATTTTTCCTATCCCAACTGAGTTAGATTTTGTAGTGCTTTTTTGTAATACAGTAGTTGAAGTTGCCTTATCAAAATAAATATAATTCTCAGCAGTCATATTTCCAGTATTGCCAGCATCAATAGAAAAAGTAGTTCCATCAGTAAAATAAATAGTTCCAGAAGTCCAAGCAACCGTATCTGCGTCTGAGCTTGAGAATACCATTGTATGCGACCAACCTTGAATAGCTGGTTCTGTTCCTAAAGCAATTCCAACAATTTTTGCTCCATTTACATCAAGCCCTGAACCATCCCAATGGAAATAAGCATTATCAGGGTCACCAGCTCTAAATTCATAATCACTACCATCTTTTCCTAAAAATATGCCAATACCAGTTAAAGGAGCAGATGCTGAACCTATTAAAATTTGTTCATCTGTTGATTTTAAAATAACATTTCCGCTTGATAACTGCGTACTCGCAATAGTCCAGCCACCAATTACTCCTGATGTAGATGTTAATAATCCAGCATTTGTTACACTAAAAGGTGCTGTTGCCTTATTAGCGATTGAAGCCCCTGACCAAATTCCACCGCCAGAATCAACGTGAAATGAAGTAGCGTCATCACCGCCTATGTCTAACTGACTGGCCGCAACCGCACCACTAAAAGTTCCACTAGCCCCTGTTATATCACCCCTGAAGTTTCCGTCATTAAATTCTACGCTTCCATCAGCGTCTATTGACCAGCCTGAAGTCCCAGCATTAAAATTTTGTGTTTTCAAAAAGCCTTTAACTATTGTTCCACCGCCTGACGGTGTAAAATTGGAATTAACCGAGGTCGGATTTTCAGTAGTTGTGGTAGTATTACCAGTATTGGTTGCTGGCGTGCTACCTATATCAAATCCTTCTGTTTCTTCAGTTTCTTCTAAATCTAATGGTATGAAATTTAATTCAATATCCATTATTTTAAAATTATATTTTTTAATTCTGGTGTTGTTAAATTAGAAGTCCCTGGTGTTAATTCAACTCTAATTTGTATCTGTTCGCATTCTGGTATATTAATTTCTTCTTCGTGATGAGAAGTTACCGCACCTAATTTTGTATAAGTATAAGTTCCAAGCGTAAACCAAGTATCAGTCAAATTTTCTCTGAATTTAATTCGTATTCCCTCACCTGCCGCCAATTCTTTAGCCAAATAAAACTCCATTTCATTAAACTTTCTTTTGTTTAATTGAGTTCCTACTTGATAAAAAGGGCTTTCAAAATAACCGCCATAAGAAGATGTTCGGGTAGTGGTTGTTGTTGCGTCAATTCCCTCAGTTGTTGTATCTTCCCAGCCAACCAAAATCGTATCTCTGGAAGTCGGCAATAATGCCCCTATCTTTAAAATTGCTAAAGTACCGTCGTTTCCTGTCGTAGCAAAATTGCTTAATTGGTGTTCAAAGTTTAAAATAGTTCCCTGTGAAGTTTCTAATAATGAGTAGATTCCCATTCCACCTGTGTAGGTTGCCCCGCCTGATGACACTCCAAAAGTCGGTCTGCCCTTATAATTAACAAACGCACCGGGAAATGGCTCAAGATAGTTAGACCCCTCTACATTAGCGATAGAGGTTGGTATCTGTCCCACCTGAACCGCAGAAATGCCGTCTGAGCGATAAATACGCCCATCCACCCCTGCGAGTACATATAAAGAGTTTCCTAGCGTTAAAAGGGCATTTACACCGTTTTCTTGAAGCATCAGTGGCTGACCATAAGTCGTAGAAGTCCCATCCCAACTAAATATATCCGCTATCTTAAAATCAGTTATGGTTGTGCCTTGCCAAGTGCCAATCATTAAGTTATTGCCTAGTTCTTCTAAACACTTAACCCGATAACCAGTTGGTAAAGTTAAGGCTTGTGCTGTTGGTGTATCATAAGTAGTCGGGTCATCCCAAGTAAAAGTCTTACCTGCCGCTTCTGCTACATTAAAAATATCCCTGCCTGCCCCGCCATAAAGTTCACCGTCTAATTTTGACGCCAGCATCGGATGCCATAAAGCATCAGTATCCATTGTTAATCCAGCCCAAGAATTACGCCAAGCAGGCGTGCCTGACAATGGACCGTATAAATCCATTGCTGTTGCTCGTGGACAAAATAAATAATCTTTCCATATAGCTAAACCCTGACCAGTTCCTCCACTTGTCGGTTGAGTAGCTAAGGCGGCAAAACTTGCCCCGCTATTAGTTGAAACATAGACATCACCAGCATCATCAACGGCATAGATATTAGCAGGAGTTACTGGGTCTCTAACTATCCATTTAACTAAACCAGTAACTGCCGTTCCTGAAACCTTAGAAAGATTATTATTAAGCCTGACAATTCCTGGTATGCTAAAAATATCAAGATTACGGCAATCCCCAAAACCAATATGCGGACTTTGAGCAATCCCTTGCCGTGGTGCTGAAATTATAAGTGAATCATCTTTAGCCATATTATCTAAAACTTCTATTTTTAGGTTTAATTATTGCGTTGTTCTCGCTTTCCATTGTCCTCCAATAATCCATAATATCTTGTTCAAACTTAGTCACATCAGAAAATATCTTTTGAAAATTAGGATGTTTTTGATTAATAAAAGCCAAGGCAGCGTGTTTTGCTAAATATAAGTGATGAATAACCGGAATACCAGGTTCTTTATTTGTCTTTAAGAACTTATGATTACCTGACTGACTGACTGAAGTATTAACCGCCGTTCCAGTTAGAGAATAAGAAGTTGAAACCTCAAAAGCATCAGCAGTATAACCAGCAGTAATTACATAATAAACAGTTGTATCAGCTGTCAAGCCTGTCGGTAAAGCGCCATCAGTTTCAAAAATAAGACCATCAAGCCCCGATAAACCGTGTGCTGTGGCGCTAAAAACGCCAGGTGAGGCAATAGTTACTGTAAAAGGTGTCCAAGTAAACTTAGACATCTCACGATTAACATAAGCCCTAAGTCCATTTGTTTCACTATAATTAGGACAAGGCCGGATATAAATATAATCGCCTTTCTTTGTCCAATACTGTGGAACACCTTGGTCAGCCGAATCGGTTGAATAAAGTTCATTAAAATCCTCAATATCATCAAATTCTTCTCTAGCTAAATCAAGTTCTAAAGCATTATCATCTAAAATAGACAACCTTAAAATCTGTAAAACCTCATTAGTAAATGAGGTCATTTTATAAGAGTTAGTACCAGAAACTAAACTTTGTGTCTCAACTGGTATTGAAGCTATGTTAGAATCGTCAAAACTGCCCTTTTCAGCCGCCTGAGTCGCTAAAAACCAATATCTATCCAGGGCGTCATTCAAATGCGCTACCATCGCATAATTTGAATAAACAGTATTAGTACAATTACAAAGCCTTAGTATTTCTTCGGCAAGGCCATTTTTGTCTATTGGTGATGAAAATTTCATATTAGTAAATTGCTTCCCCTATATGACCAACTTGAATAGTTGGGTCAGTAAAAATTTTATAATTATTTTTTTTAGCCTTAAAACAGAAATTCCAGTCTTCCCCATTTTCACATTTGCCGTTTGGAAAATAAGTAAATTCAAACCAAGGCTGAGAAATCTTATAAAAAATATCACACTTAATCAGAATTATTCCAGTTCCGGTAGCATAACACTCAAAGACATCTTTATATTTCGGGTCAGTTTCAGTTTCTAGGTTTATATACTTTCCCTTATCCACTTCAGCAATAGACATAATATCCGGTACAATCTTGATTTTGTCTTTGCTTCCCCTTGAGTGATAAGCCACTCCGCAGATATCTTTTTTGTTGCTTATCAATCTGTCCAAAGTATCAGATGGAAAAACCATATCATCATCAATCATCAACAAGTAATCTGATTTATTATTAAGCGCTTGAAATACGATATAATTTCTATTTTCTGCTATCGTATATCCTTCTTCGGCTACGACTATATGAAAATCATAACCGCCGTGCGCCACAAGTTCCATTAAACAAGAAAATGTTTTTGGTTGAAATCCCCTATTTGTCGGGCAAGCTAAAGTGATTTTTGACATATATATAATTGACAAACTTCTGGCCTATCTTTATAAATTGAACACTTATTATCAACTAACTTTAAACAAGGATTACTAATTTTTACAAACTGTTTGCCTTTTTCTTCCACTACCTCCAAATTATGATATTCTATCCACCTAATGTCATCTTCATCAAAATAATCAGCTAATTTTAATATTATATTCTGGCAACAATCACCGCATTGTTTACAACTTTTCATATCAATATTCTTTCTTGCCAATATGCTTAATTTCTAAGGTACTATCCGCCCAAACATCATACTCGGCATTTCTGGCATCTTCGCAAAATATCCAATCGTGACTTCGTTTAATGCTTCCATTTTGATTCCATTCATATTTAAACCAAGGCTGGGGCAGTTTTCTAAACACTTCAGTTTTAATAAGTAAACAACCAGTACCAAGTGCTTTAACCTTGAATAATCCTGTTCTTTCATTGTCAAAGTATTCACAAACATCAGCCTGAACTTCATATTTCGTCTTATATATTCCCCCGATAATATCCTTGTTATGCGCTAATAATCTATCCAATGTATCAGGGGGCAGTATCATATCGTCATCTACAAAAAACAGATAATCACAATTATTATTCACGGCTTGAGCGGCAATATAATTACGATTTTCTGAAGTATTAAATCCTCGTTCTGAAACTATTATCTTGTAATCATATTTTGAATGACTGATTAAATCTAAAACCGATTGAGCGGTCTTGGGTTTTATAAGACGATTTGTCGGAATACCAATACAGATTTTCATATTATTGTGAGACCTTTCGGGCAAAGCGGTCTCACTTGCCTGCCCGAAGGAATAATATTTAATTATTATGCAACATTAATATCCATAAAGAACTCTGCTAACTGAGCAGGCCAATTAAATCCATAGTCAACCCGACTGACAATACCAAGGCCTGAAGCAGGTGCATTGGTAGTGACTGAAATTGGCGGGTCTTCAATGAATTTACATTGACCGTAAGTTCCTCTAAGAATACCGATTTCACCAGTTTTCTTAATACCTGCAAAGACGTGAGTGGCAGTATGGGAATTTGACAGATAATGGTCAACTCCCATATAGCGGAAAGCCTTTTGAACCGGAATACCATTTTTCAAGCTGATATCGGCTTCAGTAAAGCCATTAGCCTGGACAAAGGCTTCCAACATCTCAAAGTCAGCAGCTCGCCAGACAATGAAAATACCTTTCTCTACCGCTAGTTCAACTCCGTTATTGGCGTATAATTTGCGCTTAATAGCACGAATAATATCGTCAATATTGGAAGTTGAAACGGTAATAGCAGAAGTATCATCATCTCCAGTATTAGCCAAGTCTGTTAGACCAAAGTCTTTCCAACTAGCGTGTTGAGCAAGCATCAATGATTCAATTTTCTCGGTTGTCTTTTTACCGTGAAAATCAGCCAAAGACATCTGATTAACATAAGTCTGTTGGTATCGGTCTGCTTCATCTACAAACATTGCCATTTGCTGAATACTAGAAATAGTTAAAGTATCAGCAGTTAAAGCAAAATCTTTGTAGGCATAAGCAGTACCTCTCGTTCCACCAGCCAAAGTCGGTTCAGTTGACATATAACCGCCAACAATAGCATAGGTATCGCTATATTTGACCAATAACACATCTTGCCAACAAGTAGGAGTATTAATTCTTGCTCTCATCTTTTGCACGTAATCATATTTATTCCAGATGACTGTATTTGCCATTTTTTTATCCTTTCAATTATCCAAACGCCGACCACCAGATTAAACTCTTATCTCATCAAACATACTGCTTACTTCTTCTTTGTGTACCCTGGCATCAATGACTTTTGTGGCAAGTTCAGGGTCATCAGGAGTTTTATAAGTTCCATCTGGGTTCTTTTTATCAACCCAATACTCAACAGAACTTTTATTAGTTCCTGATGGTTTTCCTTTGCCATCGGGCATACCGGCCTCAGCCTCCCTCTGCTCAGAAGCAGTTTTTAGCTTTGCCTTAATATGCTCCATCCCAACGATTTCCTCAACGGAAAGATTCAATCGCTTAGCTTCCGCTAAAACAATTTTTTGGTCGTCAGGATGACTAATGCCTTCACTTTTCAAAGTAAGTTTATCTATTTTATCCAAGTAATCTGGCTCGTTTGGTTTTTTTTCTTCGGGTTTTGCTTCAGGGGGTTGGGGTTTTTCAACTTTAACCCACTTACCTTCACTATCCTGTTCAAAACCTTCAGCTTTTTTAGCCCTAGCAAATAATTGTTTATTATTTTCTGCTAGAGTGTCCGCTTCGGCTTTAAGTTGTTCCTTAACTTCCGAAGCATTTTCATCGTTTAAAGAGTCGATGAGCTCAGTGATTTTTGCCATAAATTTGTAGCGATTATGACATCGCAATTATTGTTAAGTTAAGAGCTTAACACTCTTATTATCTATTAATTATCTATAAAACAATCTAGGTAAAGTCTTCCAGCCGTTCCATCATAAGCAGTAGTAGAAGCTAATGCTTCTTCCCCTTCACTACCCTGAGCATCAAATGTACCAACAATAAATTCACCAGATTTCCAAATAAATGGAGAAGTTGATGGTTTAAGATAAGCGTCATTAGTACCTACTGATGAACCAGGATTATATCTATAAGACAGAGTAGCAAATGTAGAAGTTGGAACTGACGTGGTAGCTATAAGTCCAGGAGAATCTTCATAACCATAATCTCCAGTTGAGCTACCAGAAGTTGCGACTGAAAATGACAATCTAGTACCTAAACCATATTCACCGCCAGCTGTATCAACCTTAGAGATACGCAGAATTACATCTCTGCATATCATATCGTTACGACTAACATTTAAGATTTTAACTAATCCACCTGGTGTAGTTGTTACTCCGCCAGTAAAATTTAATGGTGCTGATAATCCACTGCCATATTCTAAGCTATCAATTACCATATCTCTACCAGGAGTAGCCCCAAGATTTTCTCCTTCTTCAGTTACAACAGTTGCTGGCTGACCTTCAGCTTCATAGTAGTTATAGTCACCTGCCACATTGACACTTTGTGTTTCTGCATAAGCCCATACGACAGTCCCAATAGCAAAAACAGAAATCAATGAAATAACTATGTAAAATATTCCATTGGTATTTATTTTATTTCTTTTTTCCAATTTTTTTCCCATATTTTTTTCCTTTCTTTTTAGTAGAGGCTCGACCACTCCCTCTAACTTTTTTCTCAGCGATTTTTTCTTCCTCTGCTTGTTCTTTAGCTTTCAAAATAATCTTATCCTTTAAAGAAGGCATTTTTGCGTCATAAACACTCATAATTTTTTCTTAATTAATTATCTATAAGAAATTGTTGAAGTACCGGTTGTTCCCTGCAATACCTCTAAAACCAAACCATCAATAAATTCTACATCAAAGGTATAAGTACCAGCCGCAAGATTTGTCGTAATAGAAGCCAACAAATGAGTTGAGGTAACAAAACCTTCTGCGTTTAAAGCAGCCGTTGACGTAGCATCAAATAATGAATATTCTATATCCCCAGCCTTAGTAACAATCACAGAACCTAATGAACCGCTACCTCGTTTAATAACCCTATCATCCCATCCATCAAATTGATTAACCCAAAAAGCAGTAGTTGTAGCCTTATATTCCTGACCCGTAGTAATACTGCCAACTCTTTCAGGTAATATTTGCGGGACGACCTCATATTGACTATTTATATAAATCAATGCCACCGCTATTACCACAAGCATTGCTACCCAACTAATTACACTTTCTAATTTTGCCATAAGTTTTTAGTTAATTATTTACCCCTGTTAATTTCTTCTAAATCATTTTTTTTAGTATTATATGAATCAATTTTAAGAAAGACTTTTTCAACTAAAATTTTAGCCTGAAGATAAGCCCGATATCTTTCCCCTAAAGCCGTGTTGTCATCTGTTGTTTCAATATCAGGTTTTTCTTTCTCAATCACCTCACCAAAAATATACCTGAGAGCTTCAATCGTTAAACTGTTTTCAGCTATTACCCTTAATTTGTCCTCTAAAACTTCTCTCATACTTGTTGTTGATTAGCTTGTTGCATTGGCATAGTTCCAGCCTGAGGTTGAGCCATCGCTTGAGCCGGAGGTGGACTAAACATAATCGGCGATAACCCTGAACTCTCTAAAATAGTATTTAATAACTTAGCCATTTCAGGGTCTTGCCGTATCTGTGGCGTAGCAATATACTGGCGCAAAACATTAACCAACTTATCAGTCAATAAAGCAAGGTTCTTTTGCTTTCCGGCGATATTGGTCATCACCGAAATACTAATGTCTTTCATTTCGTCTTTTAGAATCTTAAAGAATTTCTTATTACCCTCTTTAGAAACATCAATCTTAACCTGTTCCTTGTAAGCATTAACTAAGTCTTCATTGATATCTTGCATTCCTAAAATCATCCGTTTCTTAAACTCATTAGTCTTCTTAGTTAAAATCTGCTCTGTTACTGCCTGCATTTCATCAGCACTAAGTTCTTGCATAAAAACCTGCTCTTTAACAATCTCGGTAGCTAAATGGGGTAAAATCCAATCCCGATAAATCTCATCCATAAAGGTTGCCAGTTTGCCCTGTCTATACTTGTGCATCCCTTTACCTTCAATCTGCTGGGCTTCATAAAGCTTAAACGGCGTTCCTGAATTAGGTTCTTCACCCATTAAAGCCTCTGGCGCTGAACCAAGAATTTGAGCGTGTTGCCAAAACCTCTCTATACTATCGTTAAAGACCGCCAAATTGCGGGGGAAAGTATCTAGTTGCTGTATTGTTCTTCCTTCCTGAAGGTTAAGAATTTGATTATTTTCTACATTAGTTAGGTTATTTCGATTTTTAAGTGTCGGGTCATCAGAGAAAAACAAAGTCTTGGAAGCCGAGTTAAGCATTTCAGTTGATTTTACCGTATCCCAATTAGTCCAAATCTGGCTCTCAAACAGTTCTTCAACTCCGCCCCGGCCTAAAGCCCTATTTTGAATATCATCACGCTTTAAGAGTTTAAAAGGTAGTTCGGGCATTTTCTTCTTAAATAGACAAACACCTTGTTCTTGGTGATTTTCATTAACATAAAACGCCACAATTTGTATCTGGTTAATATCTTCCTTGCTTTCATTTACAATCTCATCACCATCAATCCATTCAATCGGCATACTGCCGTGAACCTCAAAAATCTCAACAAAATCCTTATCTTGTCTCTTAACCAACTGAATTAAGGTTTCTACATCAATATCCGCCCCTTCTCCGCCCCAGCCTCGTTTCTTAGCCTCACTTCTTAACTTGGCAAAACTCATCTGGTGTAAAATACCAAAAGGATTATTTAAAATGTCGTGCTGATTACAAAAAGCTAGACTCTTTAAATCAATCACCTCCGGCTTTGCTTGCTTGGTTTTCCTCACTAACACTCCCCCATAAGTACAATAACTCTCAACTACCTCGTCTATAAAAGTATCAATCTGATTCTCTAAAGCCCATTTATCGTGATATTTCTTAATTAAAAGCGACTTGAAATACTCATCGGGGTTATCAACATAAAGCTCAATATCCTTAACATCAAAGCCCTCTGTCCTGAACTCAATGTTTAAAATCGGCAGAATAATGTTCTTAAAAGGCCGTAAAAATCTGTTATCATTATTCTCATTGAATTGGCTGTTAATATACAAGAAAGACTGCTTTAAGTGTTCTTTCATTGACCACGACCAGCCATCAGCCAATTCTACTGGCTGAGTGTACTTTGACTTCTGTTTTACGATAAAATCAAATATTGTTTCCATAAAAAATGGGATGTTAGGTTAGTAACATCCCACTGGATACCAAGAATCGCTTTACAAAACTTGATAATCCTGCAGGATGTTATCAAACTATAAAGCGATTTTTTTGAGTTGTATTAAATTAAACTATTATATAATCTTCCATTGTTTCATTTTCTCTAATAACAGCAATTATTTTTAATTTTCCATTTTTATTTTGCCATCCTAATTGCCATCCTTGCCCGTGAACTACTCCCTCTTTCCATTTATTTGCTATATATATTTTTGCCGCTAAAATATGTCCTTCTAAAATTGATGGTTCAATTTCTTTAAAATTTTGTTTTAATCTTTTTACATCATATTTTATCTTTCTCATAAGCGATTTTTAAATTGTTTATTGTTTAGGCACGACTATAATAGTTTGCGCCACTTTAAATTCCATACCTTCCTTATCCATAATAGTCTGTATTTCTAAAGCTACTCGCTGTCGTTTTTCTTCAATTCGTTTTCTTAACTCTTGTTCAGGAGTTAAAATTGGTTCTGTCATAATTTTTCTTTTAATTTATTTAACCAATTACTTTCTACATCAACTTTAATATCAGTAATAATTGAAAATTTAGGCCAACCCTGCTTATTAATAAAAAAATCCAATCTTTTTACCTTAATATCTAATCCAAGCCCTTGTAAATACCCTCTTCCCTGATAAATATCACACCAAATATGCTGAATAATTTTCATAATTTCGGCAAGTTAGTCTTAACATCAGACTTTAATAAAAACTCAAGGTTCTTAGCCCAATGAGTCATCATAATCTTATTGGCGAATATCCGGCGCAATATCTTCATCTGAAACAAATGCTCGTGGGTTTGTTCTCCTAAAGAAACGGTAATTGTGCCTTTTCCTTTAACCTGTTCCCAGCCTAAATTCATCTTAATCAAGGCTTCTTCTATATTATTCCCCGTCTGATTGTATTCCTTCCCCATTGTTTGGAGTTTCACTTTGTAAGTCATCTTTTTGTGGGTTATCTTCTGGTCTGCCTTCTTCCAGTTTCTCGTAGCAAGTTTCCAGAAGTTTTTTTAAATTATAGAATATCCATAAAAGCTCAAATAAAGACATTTTAGGCTTACCAATAACATACTCGCAAGGATTAGTTGAGCGATGGTCTTCTAGTGAAGTAATCTCAACGGCGTGCGGAGTATCTGACATTACAAAAGTTAAATAGTATTTATTCATAAAGTCTCCTTCAATTCCTTGATAAAATCAGGATTGTTAAAGTAATTATCCGGCTCTAGGCTGTTCTCAGGCTTATTAGCCAATTTCTTGTACTTGACAATAAGCTTGATTAATTGCGGGTTATTAACCCTAATTTCCTTACCTACGATATCAGATACTTGCTTGTCAATAGACGGCTCAGGCCTAGGCTCGACCTTGAATCTCTCTTTGGCGTTAACCCAATCGGTTGGTTTTAAGTCTTCCATAAGCGATTTTTAGATTATTTACCTTGATTAAATACTTTAGTTTCAGGATGAAGTTCTTCTTTAAAAATTCTATCCCAGTATGTTTCTTCTTGCTTTAATCTCCCAAGCGTAGATAAAGCGTATCTGATACCGGCCATATGATGATTAGCACAGCCGGGGTCTTCTTCATTTAAAACCTTACCATTCTTATCAACCAGCCACATATAATTTCTCTGCTCTTTCAGAATATTGAAGCTACGCCGGGTGACCGAGATAGGCTGGTCTTGAACCAACTGAATACTGGTTCTGACACTATCCTTACCTTTATGGCTAGGCACTACATTAAGCCCATAAGCCCTTAATTCATCAATGCTCTTAGGTTCGGCTGAATCAGCAACAATCGTAGTCTGGGGCTTTTCTAAGGCATTTAAGAAATCAGCCAACTGCTTATTGCTCATTCCCTTGCGGTATAACTCCTCATCAAATATCCAGCCGCCGTTGTAGTAATAAATCGAGCCAATCGCACTAGGGTCGTTTGTATAGCCGAAATCTAGCCATCTGCGCTCTAATCTCGCTTCGTGGGGTAATTCATCAATAATTCTCCAATCCCTATAAATAAGCCCTTCTATCTCGCCTAATTGACCCTCACCATAGACTTTCCACCAGCTCTTATTATGCCTATGAGATTCAATTTCATCAATAATTGTCTGGTCTAAAGCGTTTAAGCAATCCTTATAAGTCAAGGTAATGAAATCAATATCTTGTCGCTTATTCAACATTTCAGTATAAAACCAGAACTCGTTGGTGGGATTCCAGTCTAACCAAACAATCTTCTTAGTCCGGGTAATAAGCTGGTCAACAATATTATAAGGCAAATTATTGGCTTCGTTAATAAACAGAATATCCCGTCTTGGGCCGTGAGCCTTTCCAAACTTATCAAAGCTTATAAACTCAAGTATCGTCTTGTTAGGAAAAGTATAAGTAAAATTACTGGCATTCCAAGAACTATCCTGCCAATAACCTTGACTCCGCATTATACTGATAAAGTCCCTGATAGCGCCCAGCTTTAAGTGCGGCACACTTTCAGCCACAACAGTCATTACCTCGCTATTTGTGCTTTGTCCGTAATCAATCAGCCAAACCAGAATTGATATTGTCTTGCTCGCCGATGTCCCCCCTGCTATCGCCCTTATCCTCTTGGTCAGGCTGAATATCTTTTGGGTCGCTTGTGTGTCTTTGAATTGAGCTTCCGCCATATATTGGTATTACTATATTACTTCCATCAGGATTACCAACCTTATTTACCATATCTTTTAAAGCAATCGGTAAAGCAATTTCCTTAACATCCTTAGTTTCTAATTCATTAGCCACTTTATTCCAAGCCTTTATTATTGCTTGAGCCTTAGCAAATTCAACCGGCATAGATTTTCTTCCACTCCGGCCTTTCTTACCCACTACAACTGTCCCATCTCCATTAATCATATTAAAAAGATATATTTCACTAAGTTAAGCTATTTAACTTCAACTAAAAACTTTATATTACTACCTTCAACATTTATATCAAAATCTACATACTCTACATTAAATTCAGCTAAATCCTTTAAAACAGTTTTAACAAAAAACTTTAATTCTGCTAATCCCATAAGTTATTTAGTTATATTTAAACCTTATCTTTTTTCCTTTAAAACAAGTATCAGTCACTTTTCTTGGCTTAAAATAGCAATTTTTACATTCCCAGCCCTCTTTTCCTACTGTGCCATACTTTGCTTCGTCAGAGATATCTCTCTTGCAGGTTTTACAAAATTCTGGCATAATAAAAGACTATTAAAAAATAGTCTAACCTCGCTTTTTCTTAAACATAATATATAAGCTAGTAGTAAGCGAAAACCCGCTAAACAATTAGCAAAGGACTATATGACAATAGTCAGTGATTGGTGTTCCCCTAAATTGTTTAAAGGGTTTTATTCTAAATCTCCAATAACTGCTTAACCGTCTAGGCGAAAATAAGCAGGTATTTATCCAACAACTACATTATAGCAAATTTACTTTAAGGTGTCTAGTGCTTTACCCTATTGACTTGTGGATATCTTTATGCTAAGATGAAATTGTAATCTAAATTTATGCCAAAACTATCAGATAAATTAAAAGTCCTTGAAGGATACTTACTACGACCCCATAGAGGGGCGGTGGCTCTGATAGGCCATTGGCGGTAGGTATCCCCCAAGGATTTTTTTAATTTATGGCTAGACCTAAAAAACAAACAATAGATTATTTTCCCCACTATTGTAAACACGGTAAAACTATTTATATTCTTGAACAAAAATATCAATCAAAAGGATATGCTTTTTGGTTTAAACTTTTAGAAGAATTAGGAAATAAAAATGGTCATTTCATTGACTTAAATGAAGAAACAGAACTTGAGTTTCTAAGTGCTAAAACTTGGTTTCTACCTGTAGAAACTCTAGAAGTGCTTAATTTATTGGCAAAACTTAATGCTATAGACCAAAATTTATGGCGAAAAAAGATAGTTTGGTGTCAAAATCTTATAGATAATATCTCTGATGTTTATAAAAATAGAAGAACAGATTTACCTCAAAAACCTATTTCTACAGACAATAACTTAATTTCTACAGATGATAACCCCATAACTACAGACGATAAACCACAAAGTAAAGTAAAGGAAAGTAAAGTAAATAAAACTAAAGTAATAGTATTGTCGTCTAACGACGACGCTCTCCCTTTTAACCCATTAACCTATATTAATCAATTAATAACCAATAAACAAAGACATATTAATATTATAGGGCTTTATTGGAAAACAAAGGGTTATAACCACCCAACCCTAAAAGCCGCCCAAGAAGCCTTAAAACGAGATTTAAGGTCGGCTAAGGCATTAACCGGATATTCTAACCAAAGTATTACTAATTTAATGGAATGGCTTGAAAATCAATCACAGAACGGTAAATTGGATTATGAATGGAAATTAAGCACGATAGTAAAAAAAATAGATGATTATTTAAAAGAAACAAAAATATGAAATTAGAGAATATTCCGCCTTTAAATGAACTTGATAAATTTTTATCTAAAGATGACGAGGTAATTTTATTAAAAGACGCTATTAATAAAATAGGTAAAAAAGACATTGATTACTTCCCGATTGGTTTTGAAGTTTTAGATAATGCTATAAATGGCGGAGTAACCGATGGGCAATTAATAGTTATCTCTGGCCGGGCAGGTGAAGGAAAAACATCTTGGTGTCAAACATTAACTTATAATTTTACTAAATTAGCTTTACCTTGTCTTTGGTTTTCTTATGAAGTTGATATAAATAATTTATGGCAGAAATTTGAGAGAATGGGAATTGATGAAGATTTTTTAACTTATGTTCCTTTTAAAATGACTTCTGGCAGATTAGATTGGCTAGAGCAAAAAATCAAAGAAGGAATTTTAAAGTTTGATACTAAAATAATTTTTATAGACCACTTAGGATTTTTATTACCGATTTTAAATGATTATGACCAAGAAATGAATAAGAATTATTCGGCATATTTAGGAATGATTTGCCGTCAACTTAAAAATATTGCTAGAAATTATAATGTCATAATTTTTCTTTGCGCCCATATCAGAAAAACAAAAGAAGAATTGTCTTTAGAAGATTTGGCTAATTCAGCTGGAATAGGTCAAGAGTCTGATTTAGTATTTATGCTAGAAAGACAAAGAGTAAAAAATAAATATCAAACTTCCGGTGATATATTTACCAATGACACAATAATTAAAATTGTAAAAAATAGGCCAACTGGACAAACAAAGATTATCAAATGCCAAATGATTAATGAAAAATTTTTACCCCTAACTAAAATTTATGATGACCAACGAATCAGTTAAGGTATTGAATAAAATTATTAAATCCATTGATTTTGATGAAAAATTAATTGGGGCTTCTATTTTAAGAGAATTAGGAAAAATAGGCCAACGACTTTATAAAATCTGTAAAAATGAAAAACAGAAAAAGGAATTAGCTAAAAATATAATTAAAATAAAGAATTTAATTGACCAAATATGAAACCACCAAAAGAAATTAAATGTCCTAAGTGCCAAGGTGTTGGTGATACTTATTTTAAAGATGGACGTTGGTTTTATGAATGCTGGACTTGTGGGTTTAAAACTTATTTAAAATTACTTAATAAAAAATCAGGCTATAAGCAATTATGACTCTACGGTAGAGTTCTTATGCCGTGCCTTTGATGGGAAATTAGAAGTGAATAAACTTTAATATAAGTTATCAACAGCCTTGAAAAACCCCAAAAACACTAGCAAAAACAGGGCTTTACACCTTTATATTAAAATGCTAAGATAACTAAGGATAGTTCTTTGACAACTGAATAGAGAAGAATAAAAAAATATGATTGATTATAAATTTGTTGAACTTATGTTCACAAAATACAGCAAACATCTCCAAGATGTTGTCACAAGCATTGAAACAATGATTGGTAATTATGACAGACAGATACAATCACTCGAAAAGGCTGATATAAAAAAATATGGTTGGTACATAAAGAAATTAGAAAATAAAAAGGCTGAAGCCTTTAAAAAGTTATCTCAAGTTTGCCCTAATATTGAAAAAATGACAGAGCAATTAAATGAGATACAAAGTCAATTCAACATTAATAAATAATTAATTAGCTAATTAATTTCTCTATTCAGTTGTTAGAAAACTAACTAAATAAATATGACTTTTAAACAAGCATTAACAGAACTTAAACTAACCCCCAATGCCTTAGCCTTAAAAGCTAGGATTTTACCCCCGACTATTTATGAAATTCTTAGAGACGGAAATCCCACTTTAAAGACTTGTATTAAATTAAGCCGGGTGGGGATTTCAACCACGATTAAAGACGGCAAAGTAAGTTTTGACACTAAATAAATATGAAAAGACCAATAGTTTATGATGCTGAACACGATGAGTCTATTGAACTAACGGATGAAGAAGTAAAAAGATTTTATCCAACTAAGGATTTATATAAACCTAAGCCAAAGACTGGTGAAGAAACTATATTTTTCCCCGATTTTAACTCAAATACTTTTGAATAATATGCGTATCCGTATAACCGTAGAAAACTTAGAAACTAAAAGTGACACTTATAATGATTTTGAGTGGGAAGTAGACGGTGACTGCCTAAAAAAAGGCAGGGCTGTTGAAAATATGATGGAGATGTTAAATAACACTAAAAATAACTTTTAAAATTATGAGCAACACCACTAACACTAAGATAATTGAATCAATCATAGATGACCTAAGAGATTTCAATTATAAGATTAAAGACTACATTGATCTGACTGACGGTATTGATAATAAACTTAACTCCAACCTAAGAGAGATACAAAATTCATTAATTAATATCTTAAACTAAATTTATGCCAATTCAAGAAAACATCAAAGTAGAGAAAAAAGAAAAAATTGAATATCCGCCAATTCCTGAAAATATATATCAAGTGGAATTATTGGATATTAATACAAAGTTAGTAGCTAAATACAAACAGCCTGATGTATTGGAAAATGTCTTAGATTTTCAATTTACAATTTTATTGGGTAAAGACAAAAAAGGTGAGGATTTAAGATGTAGAAATCTTTGGAGAAATTTTGTGCCAACTTATTTATATATCGGTAAAAATGGTAAAAATGCTTTATATCAGATTTTAGAAGCAATTTTAAGTAGAGAATTAACTCAAGAAGAAGAAATGTCAGGGATTGATACTAATTTCTTAAATGGATTAATTGGAAAGCAATTAAGAGTCTTAGTTAAGAATAAAAAAGTTAATGATAAAGTTTACTCAAATATTGAAGGGTTTATACCGATTGAAAATGAATTTAATAGTTTAACCGCAGAAGAAAAAGAAAAATGTATCGTTAAGAAAAAGGAAGAGGTTAAAGAAGATGAAGAAGTTAATGTTGATAATATTCCTTTCTAAAACTTTATTAATTATATAATGCTAATAAAGAATAATGACTAGAAGCCAAATTAGAAAATTAGATCAGCTATGGTCACAGATAATCAGGTCTAAAGGTGAATGCGAAGTTTGCGGTAAATTACAAAATGAGTGTCAACTCCACCCTCACCATTATATTGGCAGAAGAAACAGGGCAACTAGGTGGGATTTAGATAATGGGTTTTGTATCTGTGCCTTACATCACACAATGGGAATAGAATCGGCTCACGAAAATCCAGAGTGGTTTCGTAGAGAGGCTTTAAGGCTTAGAGGTGATAAGTGGCTTAAAGAAATTTATAGGAAGTCTAATCAAATATTTAAAAAGACTTTTGAGCAGATTTATAAAGAGTTAAAAAAATATGACAGAACAAAATATTAATCCAAAAGATTTTGAAAAGTATATAAAAACAAAGTGTGTTACTAAGGATTGTAATAATTCTTTACCCGGTACATTTTCTTTTTATAGGAATTATGGTAATTTTTGTATAAAATGTTGTAATGAAGCATCAAAAAGGGCTGCTAAAAGAAATAATGTAAGAGATAGACTTATTAATAAAGGATTTATTTATGACAGATAAAATTGATAAATATAAGTTAGTAGTCAATCGCTTTACTGCCGAGATTGAAAAATCTTTAGACCGAAACTTAAGAACATTCGTCACCGTTGAAACTGAAATCTATGATGTATCACACCCCGATAATAATGACGGTACTTTTGACGAGGTGGCAAAGGCTAAATTGGTTGGCTCAACTATCATTAAACAGCAGGGACAAAAAGACTTCTTAGTTGGCAAAAGCAAGCGAACCCAAAGCCAAAAATTAAGAGCGGCAATTTGGTCAATCAATCCTGATGAAGAATTTTATACAATAATTACAGATAAAATAATTTTAAATATCGAGGAGATTATCGAGTTCTTAAAAAATAAATAAAAACAAAAATGAAAAAACTAAAAAATTGGTTAGAAACAAAACTTAATTCAATCAAAGGGTATGTTGCTTTCATTATCTTATCTGCTGGGGTTATCACTATCACAATGGTTTACTTTGTCGGAGTATTCATACCTTCAAAAATGGGCATAGAAGGCCTTATTAGCTACCAAGTCCGATATATGCCTATAAACGAGGCTAAGGCATCTACAAACGCAATTCTAAGCGTTTTAGACGGTACTAAAATGGAAGATGCCAAGCCTTATATCCTGAAAGCCAGTAAATACTACGAAATCCCAATTGAACTGTATTTAGGGATTGCCAAGGCTGAAAGCGGATTTAACAACTTTCCCGAAGGCAGTTTTAATCCGGTTGGTATAAAACCCGAAGGTCAGTTAAAAAATTATAATAGTTGGGAACACTCAGTCAATGCTACCTTTCACTTATTAAAAGAATATTACTGGGAAAGCGGTTTGACAACTTGCCGGGAAATTATGCTGAAGTATGTCGGTTATCAATCAGAAGACTGGGTTAATAATTGTCAATCAATTTACCTTCAATAATTTATATATCCAGTTTGGATTCACCTCCTTCAACTAGTATGAGGGCAACTTAAGGCGGTATCCCTGAATTAACAGGAACTGAAACAGGGAAGCATACTTCCTACCGCCTAATAGTTGATTAGCTTTTAGCCTGCTAGCTTTGTTAACAAAACTAGGGAAGTAACCTCCTTCCTTCTAAGGGCTGAACCATTGGTCAGTCGGTTAGTGGGCTGAAAATTGATTAAATAAACCTATGACATACTTTCAAAAACTTGGTTCTTCTTCTAAATTTAAAGTTGGTGATTTAGTAAAAAACATTGATTGTGGTGCTGGCAATTATTTAAAATTAGCGACAGTTATTGGTTTTCATGCTTATACTAATGATATATTTGTTATTTATAAAGATGGAACTTATGGTTGTGGAGAAGAAAAAGATTATAGACTTATAACTTGTCATTGTTGCCATTGTTGTTAATGTTATGAAAATTGATTAAATAATATGAAACAAAATAAAAACTGGACTCCTACCCCTGAAAAATATGAACATTATATAACCCAATATGCTGATGAAACTTATATGAAAACGCATAATTTATTAAAAGAAGATGATAAATTAAAAAACTTTCCTGCCCCTGAGTCTATCTATCTTTATCGCCCAAAGGACAGAAGCGTATTATATGCTCGTATCTACCTTGTTGTTTCAATATTCTTCGTTGTCTTTGCTATTAGTTGCTATGTTTATAAATTAATTAACAAATTATGAAGAAAAAAGAAGAAGAATTAAATTGGAAAGAAAAAATATTAACAGGAATTTTAGTTTTCTTTTCAGTCTGGGGAATAGGAGCTTTTATATTTATTACCATTCCTGCCATTTATGAATTTGTTACTTATAAATCAGAACTAAATGATTTAGCAACAGATGAATTAGTTTCATTCCCTACTTATCAAATAGATATTTTAGAATCAGACTTCAAGGGATTGTGGGGTTTATGATGGAGATGGTCAAATTATTTGTATTGGCTCAAAAGAAGAAATGGATAAAATTTATAATCGTTGTCAGGAATTAAAGAAATTAATTAAATAAAGGTCGTTGATATATTAACTAATCTAAACAATAAAGTATGAAATTTAAAGAATTAAAAAAAGAAATTAATGATTTAAGAGATGAAATTTTTATTAAAAAACGAATTAACACAGAAGAAGATAATCATTATTTTTTTGTGACTAGCTATGCCAAAGAACCTTTGGAAAATAGAATAAATAGCTTAGAAGAAAAAATTAATTTGTTGTTTAAATATTTAAAAATAGAAATTAAGTATCAAGAAGAAAAAAATATAATAGTAAAGTCAAAAAATAAAAGTCGAAATTAATATACTAACTAACTTAATAAAACTTATGAAAAAATTATTAATTCTAACCGTGCTTGTCTTCTCGTTCTTTGCCTTGCCAGCTTTGGCTGAATGTCCGGCTGGCCAACATTGGGTAGAAAATAATACCGTTATTCCAGAACACTACATTGACGGCGCTTGTAATGCCTGGACAGAACCAGTTTGTCTTCACTACCACAATATCTGCGTTCATTGGCACGGCTTTACCTGTGCCACTTGGGTTCAATCTTGCGGTGAATGGACATCAGCTGAATGTATCGGTTATGAACAGATCTTAGTTCCGGAAGAAATTATCCCTGGCGGTGAATGCGTTAATAACCCTCCTCCAGTAGTTGAGAAAGTTGTCGGTTGTATGAATGAAAGAGCGATTAACTACAACTCAAGCGCCAACAGCGAGGGTAAGTGCTATTTCGGCGGTATGATTATAATCAAGCCCCAAGTTGTCGCTGACAGCGTAGTCCTAAGCGGTGGTATCGGCGGAAAGACTTTTACCTTTCGGACAAACAAGTTTATGTCCTGCGGTCTTCTAATCAGCCAGCATAGCAATCCGTTTGCCCTGAATGCTGACAGCGTGCCGACCTTAAACGGATGGCAGGCCTTAGGCGGTCTTGATTCCTTATATGGTTATGACCGTTTAGCTAGTCAGGAAAGCGGAAATAACACCGGACATCAGATCGGCGTAGCACTCGAACCTGGAAAATACTTTGCCAGACTTTTGTGCGACTGGAACGGTAAAGACATCTTAGGCCAAGAGTATTCGTTTGAGATTAAATAGCAGACTATTCCCCTCGTAGTGCTTAGAGGGGTTTAGCTTGAAATTTAATATAAAATTTATGAAAAAAACAAAGGAAGAAATTAGAAAATCTAAAATTAATAGACTTAGACGACAGTTGGAAGCATTAAGAATTGATAAAAATTGTATTGAAGAAAAATTAATTGATTTAGAAGAAAGATTAAAAAGAGAATAATTATTTAACCTATATTTTATGAACGTAAAAACAATAAAATTAGAAGATGTAGAAAAAGAGAATTATATCCAATCTATATATTATAATAATTATGTATTAGATACTGAATATAGATTAATAGAAAAAGAAGAAGTCAATATCTGCTATAAAAAAGAGAAAATAAGAATTAATTAAAGGATAAAGAATTAAAATAATAACCCCAAACCTAATTAGTAAGGAGTAAAGAGGAGTTATCGCTTGATTAATAATTATAAAATTATGACAAAAGTATTTAGACACGGTGACATCGTCTTAAAACAAATTGAGAAATTACCTGATGGGTTAAAAGAGAAAAAAACCAAAGTGATTTTACAATCCGGTAGCTCTGGTAATCCACATTTGATTGATAATGGAAAACTCTATTTTATTAATGATGACGATTTTATCATTGGCTACTTAGAAGCTAAAAATACTAATTTAATTCATCGTGAACACGGCAATAAAAAAGTCGGTTCTAATAAATATGCTAAAATTTCCGATGGTTTATATGAAATTAGACGACAAGTTGAGTATACACCAGAGGGACTAAGGCAGGTGGAGGATTAATATGAAAATTTATAATGGTAATGTAGAAATTAAAAAAGAAAATCAATTAGAATGGCAAAAAAAATTAAAAAATATCAATAAAATTAACGGTGATTTATCCATCTATTCCAACGTTGAATTGAAAGCCCCAAAGTTAGAATCAGTCGGTGGTTATTTATACATCTATTCCAACGTTGAATTGAAAGCCCTTAAATCAGTCGGTGGTTATTTATCC